TTATGCTGGGTATACCACTGATTGAGAAATCACCAATCAGTGGGCCTGGCTTTTCGGACCTTGAACTTAGATCCGTTAGGATTGTTCTTAAAGAACAAATCATGAATATGTTGCTTAGGGGGGAATACGACAAACTGACGATAATCCATATCCCTTATTCCCCATTTATACATTATGGACCTGGAGACATCTTTCTTTGACAACTCAAATTTCTCCATCATAGCACGTGGGGTCAACTGACATCTCGACACAACTTCCTTATAAAGCTTAGAAAGGAAGACATAGGCAGTATCATTAGTACCCATAGTATCATAGGCCAAACCTATTAATTTATGACAAAAAGTCTCTGGTATCATAGTATTCTTGAATAGGGTAACCTTGCGATAATAAACCGCAGAAGGCCTTTTAGGACCCTCCTCCTCATCTATATACCTTTGAAGAAACTTTATACGGCTTCCGCCGCATATTTCATCATTCATATCAAACTGTGTGAACAAAGTCCTAGAAACCTTCTCGGACCCAGGCTTAACCTCATTCTTGTGTCTCAACTTAATAAACTCAGCAAACCCCTTGAGATTTATTTTTTCCCAATATTCTATCGGAATCTTAATCAAAAAATCATCACCTTGAGCAGCAAACTTCAGATCAGGATCTTGCAAGACAATTCTAAGATAGGGCTTATCATCTTTATAGGCAACCATAACATAGTGAATAAACATATCACCCATGTCCTTAGTATTAAAGTCGCTAGTGTTAAAGTCACCACTAAACAACATACCAAGAACCCCCCTATAAAGATCTTCAACCCATTTAACAACATGCGCAGCAGTATTATTCGTTACCCAAATAAGAAGAGTTTCAATCTTCGCTCTCTCCGGGTGATCATCAGGAACAAACTGCAGGATTTTAGAACAATAAAAGACCAACGAAGCATAAGAAGCACTTTGATCTTTTTGCTTAATATCTCCTGAACACCAATAGCACGGTCTTCCACTATTCATATTAAAATATTCTTTAAAATCCTCATAACCACCATACGCCCAAGGGAAACCAACAAAGTTGGAATCTACATTACTTGAGACATTATGGGATCCATTGTACAACATGTGAGTTATCTTATACTTAATAAGCCCCACAACAAAAAAAATCCTAACTTTATCCTTATCAAAAGTTGTTACATCAAAATCTACTTCATCACTGCCGAGCTTCCCCTCTATCTTAATATTGGTCTTATCTATAGAAACAGGAATCAACCAACTTGGTCTCTGATCAGGGTATTGTTTGATGTGTTCATCAACATCTCTCAAACATTTATCTAAATAATCCACTGCAGCATAATTTTGATCACCTTTCGGTCCATTGGGATTTATAACATATTTAATGTTATTTTCTTTATCGTAACTAACTATCCTACTCCTTACATTAAGGTGACCAGCAGCCTTAGTACCGTCAAATGGGATATTTTGCATAGCGTTACGGGAAAAATCAAATTTCTGCTTAACACCTGCAACAAACCCCTGCTTAGCTGCACCATAAACCAAAGCCCTAGCATAAATCTCATAGTCCTCAATATCAAGCATGAGACTATCAAGAGGCTTACTGATCGAACTTAATGCTTTCACATGGCCATTGACCCCATTAGCAGTCATCCACATGGCATCTTTTCCTCTAGTAGTTTCACCGTTAGACAATCTATTAGCAATCTCTTGTGCGTCCAAGAACCACCCAGGAACTGGAATCTGTTTCTCATAGGCATCTCCTATAACAGGAATGGGCATAATACTTAAACTAACAGTATTCTTCTCATCTTCACCTGTACCACCCTGAGGAATTGCAGCAGCTAGCGACATTCGAACTAACCCTACAAAATTCCCCTTCAATTCTTCCTGCCTAGGAGTATACCCTAACATTTTTTTTCCCCCCATCCGAGTCACCGCATAATATCTATACATGCTTATCATAGCATGTATCTGCGCAGTAACAACATCGGGGCAATCAAACCGAAACTCCCTATAAAAAGAGGAGTCTGGCATCGTGACTGATATGACAAACTTCCCATCCTCTCTTCCAATGTACTTGTACCGAAAAAGTGAAGCATGGAAAACCATGTTAACCTTCCAATACTGAGCACAATACTTACTAGTAGCCTGGGCAACTCTTTTTAGCAAACCTATTCTTCCTATTTTTTCGCCAGATACACAATCGTAATATCCAGTCATATACTCCT